GTAGATGCTATCTTCAGTCTGAGGTGTCCCTAGGAATATAATCTTAGATTCATCGTTTGGCTTTATAATAGCGTCAAACTCTTTGACTTGCTCGCTGAGCTTTTCCCGCATGGATTGGGTAGCACTGTTGTTGGCTACCTCGATGTCATCTGCAACGATGATGTCCGCACGGGAACCTGTAAGCTGTGACGTTATACCCAGCGATTTAACACTAGGTGCGTGAGACGCGGGTGCAGGCCCGACGTCGAAGCTAATCTTACTAAACCGCTGTTTATCTGTCGGCTTTAGATGAGCCAGAAAGGGTATCTCGTGTATGAGACGCAGAGTAAACGTAGAGAAGTCGTCAGAACGCGTCTTGGACGCAGAGACAACTAAGAAATTTAAAGAGGGGTTCAGAAATAACTGATGAACCACATAGGCAGAACATATCCAAGACTTGCCGACACCACGAAACGCTTCAATAATAAGCCGCTTCTCTTCACCTTGCATAAAGTCAGCTATGTTATACTGAATAGGGGTGGGCTCTGGAAGGTTTAGGTGCTTCCAGACAAGGAACAAAAAGTTCCTAAAGTCTTTGAGTTCTTCCATTATTTATTACGAGCGCGGTTTTTTGACTTGCTTTGTATTCGCAAGTTACTGCGACTGTTATTGTGGGGGTTACGGTCGCGGTGGTCAACGTCTTTTCCCTGCACTGCTGACTTGCCGTGTGTCTTCACAGCTAGGCGTCTTGCCTTGTTTCGTGAGGAACGACGGGCTCTTTGCTTAGCTGACCCGTGGTAGCTCTGATACTCTTTTTTATAGTCTCTCATTGGCGGCAAGTACTACGTGTTCAGAGTCGTCTCGGAATGGTAACATCTCTACGAGGTTACCTAGAGGATTATCGTTGGTAACCTGTGCGTGTACCCCGTTGTCTTTGAGTAACTGACGGGCGGCATTGAGGTCACTTGGTGTTGCCGCACCTGATTGAATACGCTCAATAAACTCATTGATAAGAATATCTTGAAGGACATTAAGTTTTTCTGTTTTTTCACTCATTTTTCGTTTCTCTTGTTATGAAAATCAAAGAGTATTTTTACCTTTTCACTTAGACTTTCTAGGTTGTAGTGCATACGAGCTAGCACGATGATAAGGGTTATTAGACCAAGTGTTACAGGCCATAGTGCGCTAATTAACTCAAGAGTCATTTCCCTTTATTTCTTTGTAAATTTTAATGCCTAGGTAAATGAGAGTCATAACACCCACAGCTATACCTACTGCTAGGTTTAAATCTCCTAGGGTTATTGTCCCAAGGAGTCCTGTGATGCCTACGACTGATGGAATATGTGGGGAGTTCATGTTATACTATTTTTAAAGTTCCACCATCAGAGTAGATTGCGCCAGAGGGAAGACCAGAAGAGCTTGTAGCGATGTTACTTATAATTACGTTACCACTGCTGTCGATACGCATACGTTCTGTTGCGCCTGTATAAAAACGCATTGCATTGCCAACATGGTCATAATAAATCATTCCTGCCCTCGGACTGTCGCTATCTGCAAATCTAATTGAACCTACGGAAGACGCTGATGAACCTATTGTAATTCCTGATGCTCCATTAGCTTCTATTATTAAATCATCTGCGTCTGCATCAGGGGTAATAGAAGCATCACTTGTAAAAAGATGTAGCTGACCATCAGGCGAACTCGTACCAACTCCAACATTACCGCTAGCAACAATTAGATTACCGCTAGAGTCAAACGGGTCAGTTCCATCAGTACCAGCAGGCCCTTGAATACCTTGAGGCCCTTGTGGGCCGATGCCTTCAACCTCTGTAGAAGCGTTCTCAGAAACCTCTTGAGCCGCAAACAGTCCTTGTTGATACGCAGTGTCTAGGTCAGTCTCAGAGAGCCGTGAGCCGTTCTGGAAGTCCACTAACTGAGCAGTAGAGGTGTTACGCCACACGCGTATCTTTTGGTAGGTGCTTGGAGCCGCACTTAGTGTGATGGTCTTCGCCGCGTTGTCTCTTGAGGCGACGGTGAGGTCAGTCCAAGTAGAACCGTTGTATCCCTTCACACCTACATCCGCAATCGCAATGTAGTTAAAAGGTATTTCAAAGACTTTTTGTCCGAGTCCGTTTGTTCCAGTTCCACTGGTAGAATATTCAGCATATGAATTAGGCATAAATTAGGGGGGTTATTGGATTAAGCGATATTGTGCTTTGTCCTGTTGTAGTTGATAGATAGAGTCTTTTAACTCTGGAAACTCTTCAAGCATCTCGTAGCGAGCCTTGCGACGGTAGGCACGAACTAGGCGTTGTACCGCTTTAATTCTTGGAGATAACTCACCGAGGTCGTCCTCGCTTTCCTTTGGTAACGCTTGGTAATTTTTGTCTTTCATCATCTGACGTAAGGACTGACGCATGGTCTTTCCTCCGATTTTGGTTGTGCCTGAAAGCTCCAAGTAACGGTCAAACGCTTGGCGTCCTTCCGCATTGTATACGTCGCGCATCTCAATGGCGTTGTATAGCTTGGTGCTAGGCTGACTGAAGCCGTGCTGTAGTCCAGCTAGTTCTTTGTCCACAAGGTCAGAGCTTTCCTTATTGAAGTATATCGGATTCAGAACGCCCAGCATGTAAGGACTGTTCTGGTTCGTTATGACTTCACCTAGGAAGTTCCTGCGTGACGGAAGGGTAGCTTGTGCTACTGGAACTTTCTTGAGAAAGTAATCAAAGATAGAACGTGTTTCTTTGAGTTCACGCTCATCAGCCATGTTCTGAACCTGAGTAAGGAATGTAGGAGCAAAGCCACCAACAATGTTACCAGCGAAGGGCTTGAAGTTACCTACAGGGTCACGCACCAACTGAAGCAGTGTATCCAAGCCCTTAACGTAGGACTTGTTAGTCACGTTCTGAGTTAACGACAGAATACCTAATGCCACCATATCTTGGCTAACTATGTCTTCTACGTCGTGGTATTGTTGACCTTCGATAATGTCAGCAAACAAGCCAAGAACTGTAGCGATAGGGTCAGCCCTTTGGTAACTGTAGTAAGTGTTACCTATTTTGATTGAATAAGGTCTCCAGCCTGACATACGCAGGGCTTCAAGTTCGTCTCTGTTAGGAGGCCCACCGCCTGTAATTAAACCTTTGTTGGTATTCATGTAGTAAAGGAGAGCCGCGGATGTCGCCGTGCTGACTGCGAGTTTACCTCTTATCTGAGAGCGAACCATTGGGTCTTCACTCATAAGCTGTTTGGTAAGCTCTGCTCTCTTTGCTTTGGTTGCTACCATACCGACAGTGCCTAACGGAGTGCGGTCAATAGAGAACTTCAAGATGTTCGTAGGAGTCCGTAAGAACGGAATAACGAAGTTAAGTGTCCTCCAAGCTCCTCCTTTGTTCTTCAAGTTATTAAGAGTGTTAGACAGTGTTCCAATTACTCCTTCGTTGTTAAGGTCGTTGGTAAACGTTGTCTCTTCAGCAAAGCCTCTTGCGGCATCTGCAAGACCACCACGGGTTTCATCGAATGGGTTGTCCTTGAGATACTGAGCAATGAACTCTTCTTGTTCTTTACCAAACTTTAGTCCTTGGGCTTGTGCCGCTTCAACAGCATCCATGTAGATGCCCTTTTCGTTATAGGCTCTAGCACCCTTGGTGATAAAGTTGTCGAAGTTCTTGGTTACATACTCAGCAATCTCGTCGCCTGACTTGGCTCCCTTTTTCATTGCTTCGTAGGCAAGGTTTGTCTTCACATAAGAACGGTAGTTCATTTGCTTGAAGAACTCATCACCAAACGCTAGGGCTCGGCTTGGCACACGAACTACTGTACCGAGCATATTGATAGCTTTAGCTACCGCTCCGTCGCCGTCTTTTGCAATGGCTCTAGAGGCATCCATTCTGTCATCAAAAGCTCTGCTTCCTTGAACGAGACGGGATTCACCTGTCATAAACGTCTTTGATGCAATACGGAGGACATCAATGATAGACTCCATATCAAAGGCATACTTCAGCGTTGCTTTGGCTAACTGAGGGTCTCTTATCAATACAGAACCTACTGCTTGCTCAATAGCACGGATAGCAAGAGTTAAGCTGTTACCAAGCATATTGACCACCTGAGTCGTAGGCCCTGAAAGCAGTGAGTTCATCCATATTTCCATAGTGACATCCATAGCTTTACTACCGAAGGTCTGCTCTGCTAGGTCTGTAGCTTGTTTAATTTTTTCTTTCTTTGCGTTTGCTTTTCCTATGGCGTCAAGTGCCTTTTCTGCATCTTTTTTTGTTTTGGATTCAGCAAGTAGTTTTACTATCTTTTCAACTGGCATTGTACCAGCACGGTTTTCATTAAGGAACTTGTCATATTCTTTTGGTGTAGCCGTTTTTGAATCAAATCCAATGCCACCCTTAATGCGATACTTGCCGCTTGGGTCAAGAAGGAACTTACGTTGTACTAGGGTCAGCCCTGCTTCACGTCCCATTAAAGACCATATTCGTCCTACCTCTTGCATCTGGTCGAGGGTAGATAACAACTGTACTTCTAGTTGTTTCTTGTTCAACGCTGGATTTACTTCAGCATCTCTTGCCAAGTTTGCGGTGTCAACAACGTCGGCAGTCATTACGTCTATAAGCTTGTAAACCGCAGTCTGTACGTTGCGGTAGTTGCTAAGGTCTATTTGGTCTGTAAGTCTACCAATAGTTGCCGCGTAGTCCCCTGCGTTGCCTCCTAGTGTATCTATTACATCAGCATTTTCAGCTATTAACTCTTCAGCGCTTATAGGCTTAGCTGTAGGGGCTTTTTCAAGATTCTTTGCTATGGCTTGCACTAGGGCAACCGCTTGGGTTGTGTTGCGGATACCTCGTGCAAAGTTAGCGATAGCTCCGTCGCCCCCTGTCTCAAGGTCATTAGCCATACGAGCAATGCTCTCTTCGATGTTCTGGTCGAGTTGGCGTTGTCCCATCGTAATCGATGAGCCCTGCCTTGTAGGTAGGTCACCTCCACGTAACTTTTCTATAACCGTAGCCCAAGCAGGACTTGGCAAGCTCATGTCTCCGCCTAAAGCGTCCGAGGCTACACTACCACCTTCCGCGGCTTTATAGGTTTCCTTCTGTTTTGCCTCCAACATATCCGCGATTTTAAGGCGAGACTCAGTTGAAAGTTCCATAATTTGTTCATTTAAAACCTTGTCCTCTATGCCCTTCCCTGCCTGTTCAAACATACTTGAAGCTTCTTCATCAATTTGTTTGTAAGACATTCCTCCTTTTTCATACTTCGCAACAAGAGCTTCACCATCAGTCCCAAAGAACTCTCCATACTGGGATACTTCTGCTCTTATTTCTTCAAGTTCTGCCTTAGAGACTTTTTTACCGTCTAGCTTGCCTGTACCAAGAGCCAGCGCATAAGAGTTAAACATTTGCATTTCATCAGGGGCTACCATAGCTGGGTCTCCCTGTTGTGAAGCGCGTATAAGCATATTGTTTGCCAATGTACCTGCTGTAGTGGGGTTGGTTTCAGCGTCTAATAGTTGGCGTTGTCCCATCGTAGCACTAAATGCTCTACCTCTCATACGTGCGTCCGTAATTGAGTCAGGCACACCTTTACCTTTTTGTCTTTCAAAGTCTGAAGAACGCTGAGACTTGCCTTGTATACGTATTTTGCCTGTAGTTGGCTCTCCTCTTAGGATACGCTGAGTCTCAATGTATTCCTGTAGGCGCATTGTGTTGTTTTCTGCTTTACCCCCTGTGCCTTCACGGTTACGCAGGTAACGTGCATAGGCTTCCTTTGGAGTAACACCGCCTTGGTTGACGGCTTGCAAGTAAGATTCAGCATCCTTGAATGGAGCTGTGCCTTCTATTGTGGTATTAGGGCGGCGTTGTTTTATAAATGCGGCTAAA